TGGGACCAAGGGGTCGAGGGGGCGGCGCCACTGTCACCCAGGACGCTCACAGCACCAAGCACTTTTCACTATACACACGCATCATTACCCTACGACCGGCACCGAAGCGCTAACACATTTTTCCCTGATCCACAATCACGTTCCACGTGGAACCTGCTAACGTCCCTCCGTCTACACAACGAGAGGAGGTGATCCGTGGCATTCCCCCCGAAATCCGCCGGCAAGAAGCCGAACCCCTTCGCCAAGAAGCCGAACCCCTTCGCCAAGAAGGCCCCGATGGCCGTGAAGAAGGCTCCGCCCAAGGGCCGCAAGCCCGACGCCGACGGCGACTTCGACGCTCCCCCGGTGGCCGGCTACAAGCGCGGCGGCAAGGTGAAGTGAGCATGCACGGCCCGCTCTGCTCAAACGGGTGGGCGGGTCGTTACATATAGGAGGTTTCAGTGGAAACGGAGGAAGGCGTGAGCGCACAGCTCAAAGCGGTCGAGCTTCCGGCCCTGCACAAGTCGGACATCTGCGAGCAACTACGACGGCTGATCCAGAACATCGAGAATGGTGACTTCGGTGAGGTCCATTCCGTCGCCTGGTCTCTCGAGGCGGACGACAACCACATCCATGTGGGCCTCATCGGCCAGGCGGACATCCCGCTCCTGCGCGCCTACTTCGGGCTCGGCAAGGGAATGCGGGTCATCGAATCGATGGTGAGCGCATGAAACGCCACAACTTCTTCATGGACGACCAGCAGATCGCGGCGATGAAGCTGATCCAGCGGCAGACCGGCATCTCGGTCTCGGAGCAGATCCGGCGTGCCGTGTACGACTACCTGCGAGTCGCGAAGCCCATCCACGAGGCCATCGAGCGAGTCCAGGCCGCCAATGCGGAGCTCGAGACCACCCAGCTCACGCTGCCCTTCACCGACCACTGATGGAGGACCTGGACCACTTCGCCGACTACAGGGAGGGACCACCGCAAGTCACACCCCCCGTTATCGACATCCCGGCAGAGCTGGTGCTCAAGCTTGCGATCGGGATGGAGGAGCCGGTCGAGGTCGCCAAGCAGCACGGCATCACACCCGAGCAGTTCGCAGCACTGTGCGCCTGGGATCCGTTCATGGTCCAGGTGAACGCCAAGAAGGCCGAGCTCAAGCAGCAAGGGTTCACCTTCCGTCTCCAGAACGCGATGTACGCGGAGGAGATCGGCAAAAAGCTTTTTCTCGCGGCGATGGGTTCCGACACCACCATCCCGCAGCTCCTCGAGGCCTACAAGACCACAACGAAATTCGCGGACCTCGAGCCCAAGCCCAGCGCGGCCGTGCAGGCAGGCCCCGGCTTCAGTATCACGATCAACCTGGCGCCCCCTCAAAAGGAGACGCACCGTGAACCAGTCGTCATTGAGCAAGGTGCCTCCGCACCTGGCCCCGTTCAAGAAAATCCCCAACAAGTACCACGTGCAGCCGGAGAACTGGGCCCAGTGGAGCCAGGCCGGGCGTCGGGCCTTCAACCAGGTCTACCAGCGCGTGCGGGATAACCAGCACGTGTTCAACGCCCACCCGGCCACCTACGAGCTCCCGAAGGATATCTGGCGAACGATCGCCTGGAACGTCGCCTGGGAGGCGGCGGATGCCGCGAGCGGCCGATGACCGACAGCATGAAGTCCGAGTGGGTGCGCTATGAGGTGTTGATCAACTACCTCCTGGTGAAGGTGCAGGAGAAGGATTGGCACGGGGTATCCGACGCGGCGAACGACATCCGCGTCATGGAGGCCGAGCACCCAGAGCTGAAGACGATCCCTCTCACGAGCCCGGGGAACAAGTGAGTCTCGTCTACACGCCACCGGTCTCCGTCCAGGGGTTTCTCACCAGCGAGAAGTTCATCTCGTTGATCGTGGGACCCGTGGGTTCCACCAAGACCACGGCGGGAATCATGCGCATCGCCTACCTCGCCAAGAAGATGGCGCCCTGCATGGATGGGATCCGCAGGTCCCGCTGCATCTGGATCCGCAACACGCGCGAGCAGTTGAACGACACCAGCATCCCCGACTTCCTCAAGTGGTTCCCGGACGGCCAGGCAGGGACCTTCATGAAGACGGGGATGAAGTTCGAGCTCCGGTTCGACGACGTGGTGTGCGAGGTGCTCTTCCGGGGCCTAGATGACGCGAACGACGTGCGCCGGCTCCTCTCGCTGCAGGCGAGCTTCGCGGTCCTGGACGAGTTCCGCGAGATTCACCCCGACATCTTCGAGACCCTCCAGGGGCGTCTCGGTCGATATCCCGACGGGATGCTGGTGCCGCACCGGCTCGAGTGGGGAGTCGACAAGAAGGGGAACCCGGTCCAGGGGTGTGTGACGGATGAGGGCAAGAGCAATGCGCACGTGTGGGGCATGACGAACCCGCCCGACATGGACACGTACTGGGAGCAGTTCCTGAGCGACCCACCGGAGAACGCGGAGGTCTTCTTCCAGCCGAGCGGGCTCTCCGCCGAGGCCGACTGGGTCAAGTTTCTGCCCAGCGACTACTACGAGAACCTGGCCGAGGGGAAGAGCGAGGACTGGGTGGATGTGTACATCCATGCGAAGTTCGGCAAGTCGCTCGCCGGCTCGCCGGTGTTCCGCAGCTTCAAGATGGACTTCCACGTCGCAAAAAATCCCCTGCGCCCCATCCGCATGGACAACTACCCCCTTATCATCGGAGCGGACTTCGGGTTGACACCTGCGGCCACCATAAACCAGCTGGATCCCAAGGGCCGGTTGCTAACGCTCTCGGATCTCACGAGCGACGGAATGGGGGCACTGCGGTTCATCCGGGAGAAGCTTAAACCTCTCCTGGCAACGAAGTTCGCCGGCCACTCGTGCATGGTGGTCGGGGACCCGGCAGGCGTGCAACGCGCCCAAACCGATGAACGAAGTGTCTTCGACATCTTCAAGGCCGAGGGCTTCAAGATCGTCCCGGCGAAGACGAACACCATCACGGCTCGTATCGCGGCCGTCGACAACTGGCTAACACGGTCGATCGACGGAGGTGCGGCGCACCTCGTGGACCCTGGCTGCAAGGCGCTGATCAACGCGTATCGCGGGGGTTACCGCTACAAGGTGAAGACGAGTGGTGAAGTCGAGGACAAGCCGGAGAAGAACCGGCACAGCCACGTGATGGATGCACACGAGTACGCGTGCCTGCACGCAGACCCAGCTGGTTTCGGGGGCGGGCTCTTCATGCAGCAGGGACGCAGGGAAGTGAGGAAGTCGACGTTTTACTACTAAGGAGTTAACGAGATGTCCACCAACGTCGTCGAATCGTCGGGTTACAAACCCATCACGGGCACGGGCCTGGTGGCCTCGCATGCCGTTCAACTCGTCGGGTTCCTCTGTGTCTCGAGCTCGGCGCTCACCGTGAAGATTTGGGACGCGACCAGCCCAGCCGGTGCGTACGTCGTGAACACCATGTCGGTCTCGGCGGGCGACTTCGTCCCCGTGCCGGCGGTGCTCACCAACGGTTGCTACATCACGTTCGGCGGCTCGGGCGAGATCACGCTCTTCTTCAACCCCGTCCAGTAGCACCGGTGCTCAGCCTCTATTCGCGCAACTGGAAGAAGAAGCAGCTCGCGTTCAGCTGCGCGCTGCTGAGCTCGATCGTCCCCGAGAAGGCTGTGGGCGCGCCCACGTTCACGCGCGCGACGACCGCGACGGTGACGGACTGGGAGGGCGTGGTTCGCACGGTGCTCTCCGGCGAGGCACGGTTCCAAGGCGCGCGGCGGGTGCAGAACCTCCTCCTGAATACCGAGAACATGACGGGCTCCGGCTGGGCCGCGGGCCCGACGGCCGGCACCGGCACGCCTGCGACTTGCACTGCGGGCTTCACCGCGCCCGACGGAACCAGCACAGCGTTCCGGGTGCAGGCAAACCGGGGGGCAAGTAACAGCTCTGCCGACCAAAGTAGCTGGGGCGCCAATATCAACGTGGCCGCCACCATGTCGGCCGTCGTGAACTCGCTGTGGATCAAGAGCAACACAGCGGGGAACCAGAACGTCCTCCTTCGCGTTTCAGGAGCGAACGCTTCGATGGTTGTCACCGCGACCCCGACGTGGCAGCGGATGTCCGTCAATGCGGGTAGCGGGACGGGGACCAACCTGTTCAACATCGGCACTCGCGGAGGTAGCACCGGCAGCGATCAGGTGATCGACGTGCTTGTGTGGCATCCGCAGATGGAGGACGTCACCGGTCAATCCAACCAGAATCCCAGCGAGTACGTGTCGGTTGGCGTGCTGTCCGCGCCTTATCACGGCGCCAATGTGGACGGCGTCAAGTACTTCACGACGCAGAACGGCAACACGGTCTCAGGCAACGTTGTGACGGCGGCTGCAGGAGCTGCGATCGCGAACTCCACGCTGTTGGGCTATCTCGCCGAGGAAGCGAGGACGAACCTGTGCTTGCAGAGCACGGACTTCACGACCACCTGGACGCTAAACAACGCAACGGTTAGTGCGAACAGCACAACCGCCCCGGACGGTTCCTTGGTCGCCGACAAGATCCAGGAGACTGCGACCAATACGGGTCATTACATCCAGCAGACTTTCACGAAGGCTGCAAGCGCGCTCACATACACGTTCTCCATCCACCTCAAACAAGCCGAGCGCGGGTTTGCCTGGATCCAGCTAGACGACGGCACTAACGGGAGCGGGAAGTTCTTCAATCTAGCCACGGGCGCGGTTGGCAACCCGATTAACGTCGGCGCGGGTTTCGTGTCGGTACTCGCTTCCACGGTGCAAACCGCGAACGGTTTTTGGCGGGTCAAGGTTACCGCCACCTCGACAACCGGTACGACACTGCGGGTACTTGTTGGCGCGTCGTCCGACGGAGTCGCAAACGTCTATCTCGGTACTGCCGGCTCCGGGATCTACGCATGGGGCGCTCAGCTCGAGCAGGGCGGAGCCTTCGGCACTTCGTATATCCCGACCACGACTGTTGCGGTCGCGCGCAACGCCGACGATCTCGAGTACACGGTCACGGGCAATGTCGTCGACACGGTCGGCGCCTGCTACGCCGAGTTCCTGACGCAAGCGACAAACGGCTCGCCGCAGGCGGGGATCATCGGGGGTTTCGGAAGTGCCGGTGTGCAGACGCCCCTGATGTTGAACGGCACGCCTGGCAGCGGCGTTGGCATCTACGACGGTACAACGGTCACCGGCACCGCGAACGGCTCAACTTCCACGACCACGGTGAACAAGGCCGTCACGGCCTGGGACTCGAGCACCTCGATCAAGCGCGCAGTCGCGAACGGGAGCGCGGTCGCATCCGGCGCATTCGACGGCGGAGTGGGTTTCTCTGGCGCGTTTCCGATCGGTGTGCGGCAGAGCTCATGGATCAACGGCACCATCCGCAACGTGAAGATCTGGACCCGCGCCCTCACGGACGCGCAGATGCAGGCGATCACGTCGTGAAGACGCTCAAGACCATCACCTGGGGCTGCATGACCTTCGTGATCGCCATTGCTGCATGCGCGTACCAGATTACGGACTATCCGCCGCAGCCTAAGACGCTGTTCGGCCCGCAAGTGCCGAAGGCGATCGTCACGATCGTGTGGACCGACGACGTGGACGACATTTCGAAGCACTGTGGATCCCCGCCTAACAGGATCGTTACCGGCTGCTCGGAGACCGTGCAGTACCTCGCGAACGAGAACCGCTGCACGGTCTGGGCCTCGATGCCGCGTAATTTCGACGACGAGCCGCGACTCGCGATCCTCGGACACGAGCTCCTGCATTGCCTCGGCGCTCAACACGCAAGGAACTGACCCATGAGCATGATGAGCCCCACGCCGGACCTGAACGGTCCCACCATGCCCACCACACAGATGTCGGCTTCGGGCGACCCTTCCATGCCGCAGCTCGGCGTGTCGCGCCCGACCAACGTGTCGATCGGCGGGATCCTCTCGATCAAGAGCGCGGACGAGATGCGCGCGATCGAGCAGGCGAAGGTCGACCAGCAGCAGGCCCAGCCCATCATCCAGAACCTGGCGGCGCACGTGCGCCACTGCTGGCAGGCCGCTCGCATGGCGAAGGAGCAGGACACGGAGCCCCGCATGTTCAAGTCGATGCGGCAGCGCCGTGGCGAGTACGACCCGGAGAAGCTGGCCTTGATCCGCCAGCAGGGCGGCAGCGAGATCTACATGATGCTCACCTCGGCCAAGTGCCGGGGTGCGGCTGCGTGGCTGCGTGACGTGATGCTCTCGCAGGGCGACCAGAAGCCCTGGACCATCAAGCCGATGCCGGTGCCGAGCCTGCCCCCCGACATCATCGCCTCGCTTCGCCAGGAGGCCATCAAGCAGGTGATGCAGTACACGCAGGCGACGGGCGCTCCTCCTGACGACATGGACATGCGCGACTTCCTCATGGACCTGCGCGAGTCGTACATGAACCAGGTGTACGAGGAGGCCCGTTACGGCGTCGAGATGATGGAGCTAAAGATGGAGACGCAGCTGCGCGAGGGCGGCTTCATCGAGGCCTTCGACGCCTTCATCGACGATCTCGTCACTTACCCGGCTGCGATCCTGAAGGGCCCGGTGGTGCGCCGGCGCTCGACCCTCCAGTGGACGATGGATGCCCAGAACCAGGCCCAGCTCGTGGTGCAGGACACACTGCGTCCGGAGTACGACCGGATCGACCCTTTCATGGCGTATCCAAGCCCTCAGTCGACCGGCATCAACGACGGCTACTTCATCGAGCGTCACCGCATGCGCCAGGCTGACCTCGAGGCCCTTCGTGGCGTGGATGGCTACGATGATGCAGCGATCAATTCCGTTCTGGGCGAGTACGCGAGCGGGGGTTTGCACGAATGGCTCTCCGTCGACTCGGCGAAAGCTCAGGCCGAAGGCAAGACCTCGGCCACGGTGCTCACCAATCCCGAAGGGCTCATCGATGCGCTGCAGTTCTGGGGCGACATCCCCGGCAAGCTCCTGGTCGAGTGGGGTCTCACGGAACAAGACATCCCCGACCAGGCAAAGCAGTACCCCTCGGAGGTGTGGCTGATCGGTCGCTACGTGATCAAGGCGTCTCTCAACTACCACCCGCTGGGCGAGAAGCCGTACTTCAAGGCGAGCTACGAGGAACTCCCCGGGCTCTTCTGGGGGAACGCGCCGCCCGACCTGATCCGTGATTGCCAGGACGTCTGCAACTCGGCAGCTCGCGCGCTCGTGAACAACATGGGGATCTCGTCGGGTCCGCAGGTGGCAGTCCTATCGGATCGTCTGCCGGTGGGAGAAGACATCTCGCAGATGTACCCGTGGAAGATCTGGCAGTTCAACTCCGATCCGCTGGCGCAGAGCCAACAGAAGCCGATCGAGTTCTTCATGCCGGACAACAACGCCCAGCTTCTCATGCAGGTGTTCGAGAAATTCAGTGTCCTAGCTGACGAGTACAGCGCCATCCCGCGCTACATGACGGGCGACTCGCCTGCGGGCGGCGCCGGGCGCACGGCCTCGGGCATGAGCATGCTCATGAACAACGCCAACAAGTCGATGCAGCAGGTGGCAGCGAACGTCGACAGCATGCTGGCGCGCCTCCTCGAGCGTCTCTACTTCTACAACATGAAGTACGGCGACGACCCGGCGCTGAAGCGTACCGATATCCGAATCGTGGCGCGCGGTGCCGATGGCGTCATCGCCAAGGAGCAGGCCCAGGTGCGCCGCAACGAGTTCCTGGCCGCGACCGCGAACCCGTTCGACATGCAGGTGCTGGGTGTGGACGGGCGTGCCGCGCTCCTGCGCGAGCAGGCGAAGGGTCTCGACCTCGACCCGGACAAGATCGTGCCGCCGCGCTTCAAGGTGACGCTCATGCAGAAGGTCCAGCAGCGCATGGCGATGTTGGCCCCTCCAGGCGCACCTGGCGCCCCCGGCGCCCAGAACCCCGGGACTGCCCCCGGAGCTCCTCCGCCCCCCGGCGGCTCGCAGCCGAACCCGACCATCAACGGCCAGCAACTTCATAACGGAGCCCCGGTCACCGATCATTTTTCGCCACCAACAAGTTGACACCGGCAAACTCGAATGCATAATCGCGTTAGCAAGTGGAGGGGGAATTGAGGTACCGCCCCGACTCCCAGGAAATTTTGTCGCTCGCGCGCCTCGCGCGGATGCTGGATGGCCAGACGCTTACACGCGTGCTAGATGCCGAACTCCAGGTCCTCACGGGGCTACTGATCGACGCGAACGACGAGGCCCAGTGGCGTTGCCTTCAGGGGCAGGCCCAGGCCATCAAAGGACTACTCGAGCTCCTCAAAAAGGTGCGCGAGTCCGACGCTCCGCTCTAAGCCTTTCGGCCGAGCGGTTGTACAACGAGACCCAAAGCGTTAGCGCTGGGTGACATGGAGTTAATTAATGCCTCTGCCCGAGCAGATTCAGCGGCAACAAGAGTTTTCGGACGAGTACGACAAGGCGCTTTCCACGCCCGCCGAACCCCAACCCGAACCACCGGCCCCCACGCCGGAACCGCAGCCTGCACCGGCACCGGCACCAGCACCGCCCCCCGCCCAAGACGAGGGATCACTCTGGAAGCAGCGTTTCCTGTCGCTACAGGGAATGTTCAACACCCAGGTGCCCGCTCTGCAGAAGCAGGTGAAGGATCTCACTGCGGATCTCGCCAAGGCGAAGGAGACGATCGAGTCGCTTGGAAGGGCGACGACGGCCGCTCCGCAGGAAGGCGCGCTGGTCACCGACAGTGACGTCCAAGCATTCGGTGGTGACCTGGTCGACATGGTGCGCCGTGCAGTGCGCGAACAAACCGCGAAGCTGCAAGCCCACTACGAACCCCAGATCGCGAAGTTGACTGCCGAGCTGAAGGCGGCCACGGACAACGTCGGGCACGTCGTGCAAGCCACGGAAGAGACCGCGCAGGAGAGCTTCTTCACGAAGCTCGACGGCCGCATCCCCGGCTGGGAGCAGATCCAGGCTTCGCAAGAGGCTCAGACGTTCCTGGCGTCTCGTGTCCCCGGCACCAGGAATACCTGGAACGACCTGCTCACAGGCGCGGCGAATAACCGCGACTTGAACGGTGTGGTGGAGATCTTCGAGGCGCTGTTCGCACAGCACCCGACCCTCAACCCCACGAGTCCCCCGGCCCAACCCCCAGCCAAGTCCAACGCCGCGCGCGCCGAGCTCGAACGTCAAGTAGCGCCTCCGAAGACCGGCAGCGCCGGTGCTTCGCCCCCGACACAGGCCAAGCGGACGTACTCCCAGAAGGAGTACGCCGACGAGTCGATGAAGGTGGTTCGCCTGGTCCAGAGCGGCCAGGAGAAGGCGGCGCTAGCGCTCGAAGCAGAACTCGATGCTGCGCTCAAGGAAGGACGCGTTATCGCTTAACAGCTAACGGTCGTCATGGGCGCAGCTCCACAACCGCCCGAATTCCACAAGGAGCTGAAACATGACGACCCTTACCACCTCTCCGGCACTAATCGGCCAGACCGGTTCGTTCGCCGGCAAGAACTTTTCCGGCACGTTCATCCCGACCATCTGGTCGAGCAAGTTGAACGTGAAGTTCTACGCCGCCACCACCTTCGGCGACGTCTCGAACACGAACTGGGAAGGCGAGATCAAGTCGCTCGGCGACAAAGTCGTGATCAACAACATCCCGTCGATCACGATCAACACCTACCAGATCGGCGCGACTCTCACCTACGAGGTGCCGACCCCGAACACGCTCGAGCTGCAGATCGACAAGGCGTTCTACTTCGGCGTGAACGTCTCCGACGTGGTCGAGTACCAGTCGAAGCCCGATCTCATGAACATGTTCACGGGCGACGCGGCGAACCAGCTGAAGATCGCTGTCGACCGCGACTGCTTCGTGACCACGCTCTTCCAGGTCGGCACGACCGACACGCCGGTGAACTGCGCGGCCGCGAACACCGGTTCCAGCGCGGGTGCCATCTCGGGCGCCTTCGATCTCGGAACCGACACCTCGCCGGTGACCCTCACGGGCGCCAACATCCTCGCCAAGATCACGGCGATGAGCGCGGTGCTCGACGAGCAGAACATTCCCGAGACCGACCGCTGGCTCGTGCTTACGCCGTATGAGCGCAACCTGCTCATGCAGTCGAACCTCGCGCAGGCGCAGTTCATGGGCGACTCGAGCTCCATGATCCGCAACGGCAAGATCGGCCAGATCGACCGCTTCACGGTCTACGTCTCGAACCTGCTTCCGAAGTGCGCGGCCAACACCGCCTACGACGGAACGGCCTCGAGCGAGAACGGCGGCGTCACCGCCAAGCGCCATGCGATCGTCGCCGGCCACAAGTGCGCGCTGACCTTCGCCTCGCAGATCAACAAGGTCGAGCACCTGCGCAACCCGAACGACTTCGGCGACCTGGTGCGTGGCCTCATGGTCTACGGGCGCAAGGCGGTGAAGCCCGAAGGCTTCGCGATCATGCAAGTCGCCGGCTAATAGCTAACGGGCCCCTCCGGGGGCCCTACCTGCTCACCTATTCGGAGACAAACATGATCGGACTTCTGAAAAGCCTCGCGAACCGGGGCGTGTGGGTCGGCACTCAACCGACCGTCAAAAACAACATCACGACCGCTGGTACGACCCAGGCGACTGCGGTCCAGCTGAACGATGACGTGAACGTCCTGGCGGTGGTCGCCGCTGGTGCCACGGGCGCGGTTCTCCCCAAGCCGGACGGAGTAGGTGCGTCCTGCATCGTGCTGAACATCGACTCGGCGGATACCGCGCTGATTTACCCGGCGGTCGGCGGAAAAATCAACGCCCTCGCGGCCAACGCGTCGTTGTCGCTCGCGGCCGGTAAGTCGGTGCTCTTCGTCTCCGTGAACGCGACGGACTGGGTTTCGTTCCTCACCGCGTAAACCAGCGGGGGGCTTCGGCTCCCCGCGTTTTCGGAGAACTGAATGGGGACCATCAGCGCTGGCACGGTCATCGCGACCGCGTCGACCATCCTGCAGGACCAGACGAACATTCGCTGGCCGCAGTCGGAACTGCTCGTCTATCTCAGCGACGCGCAGCGCGAGATCTCGACCTACAAGCCCAACGCAGCGGTCGTCACGAGCAACGTACAGATCGTGGCGGGCACCAAGCAGACGCTACCCACCGGCGGACTGATGCTGGTCGATGTCGTGCGCAACATGGGCACCGGCAACCAGCCGAGCAATGCGATCCGTGTTGTTGCGCGCGAGATCCTGGACGCGCAGATCCCAGACTGGCACGACCCGAAGTACGCGTCGTCACTGGTTAAGCACTACACGTACACGCCGCTCAACCCGAAGATCTTCTACACGTACCCGTACCAGATCGGCGGGACCTTCGTGGAGGCGACTTACGGCATCGTGCCGGGCGCCATCACCGACATCGTGACCTCGATCGCGGTGGATGACATCTACGTCCCAGCGCTCGTGAACTACGTCTGCTTCCGTGCCTACAGCAAGGACGCGGAGTATGCCGAGAATTTCGAAGCGGCCAAGGGCTACTACGCGCTCTTTACCGGACTCATGTCGAGCAAGAGCGCCGCTGAAGGGCTCACCAACCCGAACGTCGCGATGGCGCCATTCAACCCGAACGTGCCGGGGGCTAAGTGAGCGAGGCCCTCTACGACACCCTCTTTCCGGAGGTGTTGATTCACGCGCCCAATTGTCCGGAGCCGACGGTCATTACGTCGATTCGCGATGCCGTGTACGAGTTCTGCACGGAGACGATGTGGCTCACCGCCGAGATCGATCCAATCGACGTCGAAGCGAACGAGAGCGACTACGAAATCCCGACGCCGCGCGCGGGCTACGAAGTGGTCGAGGTGACGGGCCCACTCTGGTGGGGCACCCGCAAGCTCATGCGACGCAACGAGGACGAGCTGGATCAGCTCTACGGCGTCAACTGGCGCGTCCTGGGCTCGCAGTTCCCCGAGACCTACGTTATGCGAAGCCCGAGCACTTTCACGCTCGTGCCGACGCCCACGATCGATGCGCCTGAAATCATCACCGGGCGTGTGGCAGTTGCACCGTCGCTCACGTCGACCCGCGCCGACTCGGACCTGCTTCGTATTCATCGCGTAGGCCTCGCGCACGGTGCGCTCGCGAAGATCTACAGCATCCCCGACCAGCCCTACACGCACGAGGACAAGGCGCTTCTCTTCGGCCGGCTCTTCAACTCGGCGAAGGGCAAGGCAGCCGCGCGCGTGCGCAGCGGCTACAGCAACGCCCCCGCCCGCGTGGTTCCCCCGAAGTTCTGGTAACGGAGACTCCCCATGTCCAAATTCTCGAGCTACACCGAAAGCAACATCATCTCCACGACGCTGCGCGGCGCTGCCTTCCCGGTGCCGTCGAACGTCTACGTGGCCCTCTTCACGGCCGACCCCGGCGACGCCTTCGTGGCCGCCAACGAGGTGCAGGTGGCCTCGTGGCCCGCATACGTGCGCGAAGACGCTGCACAGGGCGGTGCGATCTCCACCGGCTGGACGGCGCCTTCGGGTGGCTCGTCCTCGAACGCGAAGACGATTACGTTCCCGGCCAACAACGGCGCGGGCGCGGTCACGATCACGCACGTGGGCCTGGTCGACGCTGCCTCCGGCGGCAACCTGCTCTACCACGCCCCGCTCGTGGCGACGAAGACTCTGCAGGTGGGCGACGTGCTTTCGTTCGCGATCGGCTCGCTGGTGGTGACCGTCTCCTAACCGAGACTGACCTATGCGGCTGAACGGCGCGTTCCTTAACGGCGCGCCACTCAACGGCGCTCCCGTTGCGATCACGCAGGGGAGCGCCAACTTCAATGCGGGTGCCGCAGGCCTCGTCGCGACCGCGACTTATGTCTGGGAGGCACACGCCACCGTCGACCCCACGGCGGCGGTCACCGCCAACGCTACGCGGGTCCAGTTCGCCCAGGCCACGATCAATCCCACGGCCAATTTCGGTCTGGGCCCGGGGCTCCTGCAGGCGGCAGCATCAACTTTCAACGCCACGGCGGACTTCACCGCCTTCATCGAACGCATCCTCGAGGCGCAGGTCTTTGTCGACGCGCAGGCGCAGTTCTTCGCGGTCGCGGACGGCTTCTTCGGCGCAGCGAACTTCACGTCGGGCACCACGGATTTCACTGCCCAGGCAACTTATATCCACAACGGCGGCATGGTGGCATCCCTCGGAACTGCGG